GCCTACCGCTTCTTGATATTCTTCAGGCTCGGTTGCCCACGGTTGCCCCGGATCCTCTGGTAGAGATCCATATAGCACAGCTTGAACTACAGCCATCATTAGGCCCGCGCCCGCGTGCGCGACGTGTGGCAGCAGTGAGGCGCCCACCTCAGCGCCCGGCGTTTCGTCTGTGTCCGGTGCGTACATAGCGGCCTGCATACCTTCTACGTCTTGAAGGTCAGGATCGTTTGCTAGGTGTAGCTCCATGCTGTCTAGCGTTTTACCTATGTGACTCATGGCACTGCGGAGGTATGCGCCGAACCTGATAAAGTTGGCCCGCTGATCCCCTACTGACCGCATATAGTTGCCACGCTCATACTTTGCCGACCCGTACTCACAGGCCCTTGCGATGTAGGTCATAAAGACCGTACGCACGTGTGTTATGTCCGGCTTAGAGTCGTTGCCTAAAGCCGCTTTCATATCTTCCATTATTTCCCTTTTCCCTTTAGTTTGTTGATTTTCTCAATGCCAATGATGTGGCGATTCTGGTGCCCGTACTCGCGGTGCCAGATATCCATTTTAAGATTGCGCCCGCTGCGGTAGCCTTGCCCTTTGTGCCAAGCGTCCGCGGGCGCTAGCGTGCGGAAGGTTTCAACGATGATACCGCCCGTGTGCTCTTTTAAACTATCATGATGTACATGGCCTTTGTACCAGTGTCTAAAGTCTGTAGATCCCCATTCAGCTTTCCAATCTGTAGCCATGATCATACCTAGATCTACGTCTTTACCAGTATCGCCGTGCGTGGTACCGATCAACACTTTGCCGAATTGGTAGCGGTGGTGCTTGGTAGGCGCGCTGTCTACGTGTACGCGTGGCTCTCGAGAATAGAATTTCTCCAACATTAGAGCCAGCATCTTAGAGCTATCGGCGTCATGGTTGCCGGTCACACAAATCACTCGGACAGTGGGAAACTTTAGCAGCGCTTGGTCGATTGTCTCTATGAAGATCTCAAGGCCTACACGCACCACCTTTACCCTACGTCCATCTACATCTACAGGGGTGCCTTTGCTTGTGGTGTCGTTAGAGTTATCAGCGTGGAAGTAATCCCCTAGGTTGATAATCAAACACTCGGCACAGTTAGGCGCCACTGCCATCAACCCCGCTATAGCTGCGCGCATGTTAGCGGCTGCGATTTTCAGGTTGAAATCTTGCCCGGTTTCCTCGCCCCAACAGTGTAACCCTATGTGCGGATCGCCTAGCGGTATTACGGCTAGCAGATTCTTAGCTTCGCATTCCATAGGCGGCGCGGGTGCAGGTGGCGCTAGCCCTTCGTAGCCCTCGAGCATGGCCTGCATAGCTTGCATTAAGATCTCAGTTTGCCGGGCCTTGTCTGCTTTAGATTTTAGCCACTGGATTTTTACATCCCCTTTAGCGTCTACCATCTGGCTAACGCCGGTCAGCGCGAAGCCATCAGGTAGTAGGTCTTTGCCGTAGTCGTGGGCGCTAGCGTCTTTGCGTGCGTCGCGCTTATCAGCGTGGCGCTTAGACTCTTGAGCGCTGCGGCACTTCTTACACGTGCCGCGCTTTTTCCCGAAATGTTCCGCGCTCTTGTCTTCTAAGCAGACCTTGCATATTTTCATTAATCCCCCTGTGTTATTCGCGGAAAGCGTACGCGCCCGCCGCAACGCCTATCAGAGTGCCGGCTAGTACAAGCTTCCAATTAATGGGGCCTTCTTTACGTAGCTCAGTATTCTCTGCTTCTAGGCGTGTAACATTATTCTGCATGGTTACGATCTCGGAGTCAAGTTGTAACCATTCAGGCTCTGGAATGTAGCGCCCCGGATCTAAGTCTATCGTGTTCCCACTAGGGTGTGCCTCGCACGTTACCTTAGTGGGAAACTTAATAGCATCACCGTGTGTGGTAGACGCTAGCAAGGTACATGCCAACGCTATCGCTAGGGCAACGCTACTGGAAGTCTTTAAACTCAATGTCTGCGCCTTCGCCCGGGTTTGCTTCTACAGCTGCAACGCCCGCGGCTTCTGCGCGCGCTACTTTGTTAGGTTTATCGAACACCCACCCCACGATACCAAGCACAGGTTTAATCCATGACGGCGACTTATCTTGCAGTGCCAGTATGATCGGCTTCAGGATCGAGAACCCGCCCGCGGCGAATAGAGACACCTTAAGCGCAGTGTAAGCTAGCGCACCTGTTAATGCTGCGCCCGCTGCTAGTGATGTAGCCAGCGCTGCGCCGAAGCCTCCCACTAGAACCAACACAGAGCCCGCTGCAGACGTTTCTAGGATCGGCCACTTCGCCGCCCCGTAACGCCTGAGCAGTGCAACTGTTAATACTAAAGCTAGTGCTGCGCCTAGCGCATACTGCCCGCCCATAACTGCCTGCAGCACAGGTTGTGCTAGCTCGCTAAGGCTCTCGCCTTGAGCCACAGCAACGGACGTGCTAGTAAATGATAGAAGTATAAAAATTAAAGCCGTTAGGTAGTTTTGCATGGTGTGTTCTTTCTAACCTCCGCAGGATGCGGCGGTAATGTGTGAGATGGTTTCGCACGCGCTCTGATACTCTTGCGGTAGGCGACTGCACGCGATAGCTAGTAGAGAGCCTAGCACTACAGATAGTAGCTTGAGGCGCACTACCTTGGTTTTAGGTTTGTTACGCTGGGACATCAAAATCCAGTGAGGCATTCCATGCGCATTTAAGAGTGCAGAAGAATGCAGACTTGTCACCTGTAGGTGTGTCTCCCCCTGTCTCACCGTAGACGGTGGGTGTCATGTTGTCACACTCGGCAGACGTAGGGACGTCCGCGCCCGTCTCTTCGTGTACCATAACCCCGTCAATAAAGAAGCGGGCTACAGCGCCCCCATTACCCACTCCTACGGGTGTATTCAGTCCGTGGTACTCGACACGCATTGTGTAAAGCTGGTTTGCGACAACAGCCACTCCTGTATCGTCGTTAGTGGCTGCGGAGTTGTCACCTACAACGTATCGCCACTCCCCGCTAGCAACGCTAGAGGATCCGCCTACGTAAATAGAGCAGAGACTGTTAGCGGTACCGCTGTTCAGGTTGCCACCCGTAAGGTTGGACATATCGTGGAGACCCACACCGAATATTGCTTGCGCATCGGGGGTGGCGTCTACGTACATGCGACACTCAACTACAGCTGTAACGTTATCAATGTCGGAGATTGGGCAGTCGCCTGTAGGGGATGGAGGTGAGCCACCTGCAGTAGCAAACACCACGGCGGCTTCGTTTGCCGATGTGTCGTCTAGGCGAATCTCCAATTGAGGATCGCCGGTGTTAGGGTTGCCGTCCGATCCCGGTATGATGATCATAGCCGCGTCAGTTGTATACCTGGCGTGCATTTGCGTAGACACGGAGCCGTCTGTGCCGCTTAAAAAAGCTCCCGCGTTTATGGGCCCCCACCTGTGCGTCTCCTGAATAGCAGGCCCCATCCAATACCCGTTAGCGTCTAGGTAGTGCCGCGGCCTGGCGTCACGATCACACGTTTGAAAGATAGGCGTGTTGTCCGTCAGGCTAGAGCGCTGAAAGATTCCGACGTTAAACCATGCAATCCACAGATAAATCCTGTGCAGGAGCCAATTCATATGCTGTGCGCCGGGTTGCTCATTCGGCACCCACCCTGTTAGCTTGTCCGCTGCTAGCGGCTCCGTTACCTCTGTGGCGGTGTTATTTGTTGCCCATTCAGGCACTTCTGTAGGTTTATCGCTCATAAATCAATCCTTACGTTATCACAGATGCCCAAAAACCACCCGTGCCGGGTGCTGCTACGTCGCCCCAGCCTTGCGTAGTGCTGGCCGTTACATGGTCTGCCGCGTCTATCCAAGTGAAACTATTAGCTCCAGTGTCTGTAAGGTAGTGTAGCTGTATCGCTACACCGCCCGCTATGGCGTCGCGTAGGAATGAGATTAAAATGCTAGCGGTGGCTACTGCCAATTCGCCACCGCTGACCGTCATTAACAGCCCTGCGGGATAGTTAGGCGTGTACGTGATCGCTAGCGACGCGTCATTGATAACACCACGCGCCACGCGGTTTAGATCGCTGTAGAGCCCGTCACTATTATTGGTAGCGATCCGCGCCCTGATGTACCGCTCATAATCCGCATCACTTAGCCCTGCACGATTTTGCCCTACGATGCGCCCTAGTAAATTCAACTGATCCCCTACCGCGTTGCCTAAGCGCCTGAGCGTAAACAGATCATACAGTGCAGTCTCTAGCTCTTGCACCTGCGTAGCTACCGCTGTGATAACTAGCGTGTTGTTTGGCAGGCCTTGAGAATCGTCCGGCTGCTTAGCTAGCGCATCCGTTACGTGCGTTAGGATTTCTGTAAGCTCAGCCATTATGGTGTGCTTGCACTTGAGTTAATGGTGATCCTGCTGGTGTCGTGTACCGCTTTTTCTCTCGTGCCTATGGCTAGCGTTGTCTCGAGCGTTGGCGACGTGGCTAAACCTATCGCCGTTAGAGATACCTCGTTAACACCAGCGACGGTAAACGCCTGAGCTTCGATGCTACCGCTAACGGCGTCTTTACCTGTAGCCTGCAGCAAACCAAACGCAACGATCGCGGCTTTAATCTGCGCGTCGCCGTCCGTTGGGTAGGTCAAAGCGTTGTATGTTAGGGTCATTTCGACGTGAATGTCTATCTCTGTAGGGTACGAAAACGCCATAGCGTGCGCGTTGCCTTCAGTATCCGTAGCGGTGCCTGATGTACTGCCGTAGGTTTCAATGCCACCGCACACGTTAGCTAGTAGCGCGTCATAGATATCTTGAGGCGCTACAGTGGACGGTTCAATCACACACTCTACAGCCTTACCGGGCACGCCGTCAGCGTCTGTAGTCAGGGTGTTATTCCAAAAGTTTGTAACGTTGGTAACGCCTGTAACCTTAAGTAGTGCCGCGCGCACGGCGTCTATTGTGGCGGTGCCTGCGTTTGCGATCTCTTCTTCGCGCCTGATCCTGAGTGCTGCGTCCGTTTCTACAGCGTTGCCTAGCGTGGCGTCTAGCAGATTAATTACAGAATCCCACCCTGATATCGGCGTATCGATTGTGATGATACCTCCTGAAGCTGCAATGATAGCGCCTGTGTTGCTAGACGTTGCTGCGATGTCTACAGCGCTGAGCCCGTTACCTAGGAATCGCCACGTTACTGTATTGTCTGCCTCTGCGTCCGTTTCACTTGTAGGCCCGCCTGAGCTCGCGCTAGTGCCCGCTACTGTCACAGTGTAACAATTACCGCCGTTAGATGCGCGGTCCCCTACAGCGTACGCTGTGGAGGTCCTCCACTCTGTAAGCAGTGCAAGCGTGCCTAAGGCTGTGGTAGTGAATACTTCGTCTGTGCCTGTGACGCTAACAAGGCTTGCGGCGGGGATCGCTGTAGATGCCGTGCCTGTAGCTGTAAGTGTAACGCTCGAGGATGCTGCAGGTAAACGCGTAGTGCCTGTTAGCGCCGCGGTAGCGTCCTGTGCTGCGCCCGTGTTGCTATCAGGATCTTGGCTGTTGTAAGCAGCTTCACCCATTTCCCATAAGAGTGCTAGGCGTTCCGAGATAATGCCGATCTCCTTACCTAGCGGCGTTGCGTCTGTGAGATCTAGACTGTTGCCGAAGGTATCGTAGTAGACTTCGTTAATCTCTGCTCTAATGATTTGCGTAGTCTTAGGTAGATAACCCGTTGCTGATAGTCCGTATGTAGGCATTTATGCTGTCCCCGATGTGGCGCCGAAGATTGTACTAACTTCGAAATTTACTGTAGCCCTGCGTGTAGCTCCGGCATAGACAACGGTTAGCACTAGGATTTCTAACACATCCGGCACCTGCTCTATCACGTCACGTATGATCTTCATGGTCTTAGCCTTGTCGTACGGTGATCCTAGAATCCCCGTGCCCTCACTAAAGAGATCCACGCCGCGCTCTTGATCTAAAAACCACTCACCTTTGACAAGCTTTAGCGCGCTCTCTACATTCTGCCGCACTGCGTCTAGGCCTGATACAAACCTACAACCTGTGGTGGCCAGAATCTCGCGATCGCCTGTAGAGTCTAACGCCCACGTGATCGGATCGTTTACGTCCGTTGCCATTTACTCGGCCTTCACTTTCGTGGCACACGCGGGGAATGCTGGCACGGTGTCTAGCAGTACTTTTATAGCGTTTCTATAAGATAGGCCGCCATCGTTAGCACCCGTGGCTGCTGTAGTTATGGCGGTGTATAGTTTATCCAGATCAGACTTAAGCGCTACAGGATCGCTAGCGTCCTTAGAGCCTAGGCGCATCGGGCCTGATAACACGGCGTCTGTAGCGTGTACCTGATCCGTGGCGTTGTGATACAGCCCGGGCCTACATACCGCGTCGCTAATGTCATGGTTTCTATGGTTGGCAGGTTTACGCACGCCGCCTTCTTTTAACCATTCGTCGATCGAGAAATCAGTAAACTGCAGATGTACTAGATCCCCTTTAGCTATGGGGAATGTTAGCGAGAAAGCAGCAGAGCGGAGAAACATCACAGGCACGTCCGTTAGCGGCTTCAGGTCATCCCAGTCAACATTACCGCCTTCGTTAACATATCCGGGCATGATTAACGGAAGCACCGTAGCGCGCTGTGTGTCGCTATCGTAGGCCTCGACGCGCCCGGGCATACCTACATGCAGGTCACGCTGTGCATTGATAATGCAGCTAGAGATCGCTTCTTCTATGGTCCTGGTATTACTCACGCGTGGATCGCCTCGATGTCAGAGTACCACGGCAATGCGTAATTATCGCCAATTAGCGTTACCTTCGTTGCAATGTACGTGCCGTTAATATCGCGTGATTTAACGGCTAAATGTCTGCCGGGCACCTTCTCAGAATCTAAGATCGTGCGCACTTTCAGGATCGCCGGCTGCCCTTTCTTAGCGGGCGCCATTAGCTCCGGGCTTCCTATCATGCCTGTGTCTACGGAGATTGTAACGGCGCTAGCTGTGGTGCCTTGCCCTTCGCGCAACACCTGGATCCGCCCGTCCTGGTTAGACCATCCGCCGCCCTGCACCTTAATGTATTTGGTTAGGCTTTCTGAGCTTAGACCTTTTAAGGTTACACTGCCTGAAGGTTTTACAAAAACACCCTTGAACGTCTCCAGGTTCATAGACTTACCTATAGACCTACCTATATCTTTAATAATAGCTTCAGGATCTGCGCCTATCTTGTAGGATTTGTTAAGGCGCGCGTGCTTCTCGCTATCGTTCCCCGTGCCTAGCTGCAGATTTGTAACCCATTCCGGCGCTTCTTCCTTACTGCTGGCGGAGATTAAATCCCCTTCGTATAGTTTCTGATACTCGCCTGCATAGCCCGCCTCGAGAACAACACGGATCGGCTTCTGTGCGAATAGCTCGCGAGTGCCTTTGCTCAGGTTGTAGATCTTGATCGTCGCTTTGTTGCCCTTAGGCGTCAGGTCTTTAACGATCTCGAAACTAACGCGCAAGCCCTCAATCACAGTTTCAGATCCAAAGTTGTTAAACCGTGCGCCGGATGTGTCAGACGATGTGCTAGTTAGGCGACTGGCCACAGTAACGCGCACGTTGCGGATAAAGCTAGCCACCTAAAGCGCCGCCCATTCCGCGTAGGTGTAGAAGTAGCAGACCACGCGCACGCCTAGATCGTCAAAGGTTGCGTCTAATTCTTCGCCGCTATTGTCCTGAGTTACGAACACACCCTGAGGCATATCTGCGCTAGCCGCGCGGTTAGCTGCTAGCGAGTTAATTAGAAACGTGTTACCGGCGCGAAGCATGACACCTTCTACCGTTGAAACGTCGAAGTACCATTTAGCCTGCCTGGTATTCCAACGAACATCTATCAGGTATTCTGCTTCCGCTAACGTTGTGGTGAAGTTGTAGAAAGGCTCGCTAGGCACAAGCGGTATTAGCACAGGCATTATCTAATCCCCGTTAAGCTAGATGCCCACGTTCGCCCTTTGGAGTTTGTAACAGTTGTAGGCTCCACTTTAGGTGTCACAGGCTTAGAAGGTTTACTGCCCTTATTCTTACGCCTCTTATGGCGCGGCAATGCTACTTGTGTGAATTTATCTTCTGTGGTGATCTCTATCGTGGTGATTTGCTCAAAAACCGCTGTGAATTCTAGCGCGTCGCCTGTGCTACCTGTGCGCGGATCGGATAGAGACACCAGAAGCATGTTATCAAACGTTCTAGTGGAGCCTACAACGGTAACAAGCTTGTACTCTGATTTGATTTTAGAGAGCCTGGCGTACGCTTCGTTAGAAGGTAGCTCCGGGAAAGGTAGCAGATCGTTAGCGCCTGGAGTGGTGTTTGATTTATCGCGCGCTGTGAACGTTGCGCCCATAGGATTATTAGATACAACACCTTTAACGGTTAAACGCTCCGGCGCCTCTATCACGTGATCCGCAATGCTGGCGCCACCTTCTATAGGGTAGCGTGTGACCTGTCCTGATTTAACGGGTTGCTCGCTAAGGAATACGTCTATCAGATATCCATCTATTGAAACACTCACGGCGTATCTACTCCTATAGCGTTAGCGTTTGCTTGATCGTTATCGCGCACGGCATCCCTAACTACGCGCTGCACTTCGTCTGTGCCCGCGCCGTGGAATATAAAGTTGTTTGTAGCGCCTGTGACAGGCCCGTTACCGCCGCCTGTAGAAGTAGCGCCCGCGGCTGCAGCCTCGGTAGTGAGCACGCCTACGCCTTCTTCTTTACCACCTGGTGCAAACACACCTTTAGATTCCTGCGCTGAGAATACTTCAGGCGCTAGATCCTGCCTAGCTTGTTTGCTACTGAAAAAGCGCGCGGCTTCTTTACGCTCGTCCTGCACTTCCTGTATCTGTAGCTTGCGCTCGTGTAGTTTCTTAGTGGCGTCAAAAGCTGCGCTGCCTCCGGTTATAGTAGACATGAGGCGCATAGTAGGGCTATTGACTAGATCAGTGCCCATTTTGTTAAAACCTTTTCGCACGTCGCTAAAGAACATATCGAAAGCGATCAACCACTCAGCTATAGCGTCACCAAACACCGCGCCTATTACGGAATCCTTACCTGTCAGGAATCCTATGAAGTCTTCCACAACTAGAACAAGCGCAACGATTAGCGCTATCATTAGAATAATAGGAAGCGTTGCGGCTAGCCACGATGCTGCCATTCTTAATGCTGCTTTAATTCCGCCTGCCGCTAGTATCGCCTGTGCTAGTGCTAGTGCTAGTGTGGCTGCTTTCCACGCTACGAACGCGACTGTAAGGCCTTTAGCATGTTCTATAAGAAACGAAATAACCTTAACAGCTATTACAATCGCTTTGATCAAGCCTTTCATGAAGGCAATGAGCTTCTGTTTTATCATCTCGCGGTTAGCTGTAACCCACGTGAAAACCTGCTTTGTGATTTTCTTAAGGTGCGGCAGTAGCGCTATCACCGCTTGATTGCGGAAACCTGTTAGCGTTGTTTTAATCCTGAAGATTGTATCGTTGTATTCCTCAAACGCTGCAGCCTGCTTACCTGAGATCTCGCCACCTAGGCTTGTAAATTCCTGCTTAAGCTTATCTACACCCGCGCTACCTTCATTAAGAAGTGGGATCAGCTGAGCGCCCGCGCGCCCAAACGCCTTCATAGCTAGCGCGGTCTTCTTAGGCCCGTCCTCCATGGTTGAGAATTTATCGGCAATGTCGCCTAGCATTGCTTCTAGCGGGCGTAACTCTCCGGCTGCGTCGTGCGAGTCTATGCCTAAGCGCTTGAAAGGCTCCTGCGCTGTCTTCAGGCCTTGCCCTGCGTCGTCTGCGGTACGTGCGAAGCGCTGCAGCCCTGTGCGCAGTGAGGATAGGCTAGTGCCTGAGATGCCCGCGGCAAACTCTAACTGCTGCAGGCCTTCTACAGATATGCCCACCTGCTTAGACATCTTGGCATACTGATCAGCTACTTTAGCAGTGTCGCCTACCATCTTAAAAGTGGCTGCAGCTGCTACGCCTGCTAATACGCCCACCGCTTTTAGGCCGCTCTTAACGCTAGCGATCATGCGTTCAGACGCAACCATAGAAGCGCGGTCCGGCTTGATACGCAACAGCGCAAACAGGTCTGCTACTTTTGCCACTACTTCGTGCGCTTCCTAAGCTCAGCTTGCAAATCAGCGATAGCATCTAACACGTGGTTAGCCTGCTCTACATCGTTGATTGATAGCGTGGTTTGCATCTCTATTATTGTGGCTTTGTCTGAATTCCAGAGGCGCCAGCATGGCCATGCTTCTAACGCCTCGTCTGATAGTTCTATACTAGGGCTTCCGTCGTCTTGTTTTCTTGGGCTCCGTACGCGGCCCTCGCGACGTCTAAAAAATCTGCAAAGTTAACCTCTATCGCAAACTTAAGTGTGAGCAATAGGGCTAGAAAGTTGCCGGAGAACGCGCGGTTAATTTTGTCTTTGGAGTTAAGCTCCACCCTAGCGCCGTCCGATACTACGCTAGTGCTCTGTAGTAGTGCTAGCACTAGTGGCAGGTCTTCCGCTAGCCCTCCTAGTAGCGCACCGATCGCCGGGCCTAGACCTTCGATCTCATTCTCCAGGTTCTTAGCGTCTAAGCCTCCGAGGCTAGCAAGCGCGGGGCCTAGGATAACGCCTAGCCTTGTAAAAACTCCGTACGCGCGCATTGCTGGTAGCTGCACGCTAGTAACCTGCAGGCCTCTAATATCCCGCTCTTTAGTTTCGATCATGTGAAATCCCCCCTAGGATTATGTTTGTTAAACGAGCGATCCGCCAACTAGCATAGTTAGATCGGCACACTCTAGAACCCACTCACGCGGGCTAGCATCTGTTGCGATCTCAGTCTCAGGCATTTTCATGATCCAGGCATTTTCTGCCGCCATCACTGTGGTGCCGTTCAAATCTTTAACCATGATCGGTGCGTACGCTGCGCCGGTTAGCTCGTCATTGATAGCCTCAGCGCTAAGTAGATCGTTTGTGGGCGATTCTGCTAGAAGCGTTACAGTAATCTGGCCTGTCTTGTTCAGGCTGCGTACGCGCGTTACGTCGCCTTGTCCACCCACCTTAACGCTATAGGCGTCTTCGTTGCGTGAGGTCTTAATGAAGGTGCCGTCGTTGAAACCTCCGATAAGGATAGAGCCGAAGGATACCGTGTAACGGCTGGGATCGTAGTTCTTAAAAACGGTCATTAGGTAGTCACAACTCCGGTAATGGTAACGGCATGTACAGCACCCGCTAAGGTCCCTGTAAACTTCATATCTGGCAATGTGCGGATCGTTTTGTTAGCTGCGGATACGTCTGCAACTGCCGGCACAGTAACGGTAGGCGCAGGGTTGCTTGCTAGAAGGTCTCGAGCTACAGCCCGCTTTAGGCTGGCGCTGATTTCCTTCTCAAGCATTGCTACGCCTGCGTCTGTGAACGGTACTTTATCGGCGCTAGCTAGGACACCAAAAACGCCTTTAGTTATGTCGTCTTCTAACCAGTCTAGACCGCGTCGCACGTCGATAAAATCACCGTCTGCTGTAGTGCCTTCGGACATCTGATCCCGTGCGGCTACAGTTTCGAAGAAGTTAGCGCTACGTGCTATAAGGTTAGATCGGTGCGTTGCTGTAAGCGTGGTGGCAGGCACGCCTGTGATAGTTTTAAACTTCCAGGTTACTGAGCCTGGATCCTTAGGTGCTACCTTGCCTACCCATGCAGCGGCGCACATGCTAACAGGCGACGGGTGATAAATGCCTGCGGTGCGTGCGCGGTTAAGCGTGGCGATATCGTCTAGCGTGTCGCTGTTACCCGCGGCAGTAGTTACGGCCTCAGTCTCAGGTACATCGAAGATGTAGAGCTTCTTGTTAGCAGTAGCCCAAGCGTCTGCGGCTAGCACCATTGCGTTGGAGTTAAAGTTTGTAAGCAGAAAATACCAGGCTGGATCTTCTAGGTAGATAGCAGCAAGGTCTGTAGCAACGCCCGGATCTACGTGCGTCTGCTCGTTTTTAAGCAGTGCAGGATTGCCTACAGCGATAGAGAACCAATCACCCGCGGCGTCGCCTGTGATAGTTAGCTCCGTGCCACCGTCCACTGCTGCGTAATTGTTTCCGACTACAGCAGAGATTAGACTCTCAAGGCCCGCGGTAACTTCCGCTACAGTTGTGGTAGCGTCTGAAGAGTATGTGCAGGTGGTGGTAGTGATACCCTCGCCCGATACTACAACTACATAGTCTGTGCTGTGGCTAATTGTAGGCGTTAGCACATAAACCTGAGTAGGTGCAAGCGAAGCGCGCCCTATTTTAATCGTTTTAGGGTGTGGGTTCTGAGCAAACAACGCAGAAGCTGCTAGGTACTCAGGGCTAGTGGTAACGGCAAAGTCTGCGGCTACGCCTGCTAGGCTAGTGTATGACCGCACGCGCTCAGCCCACGACGCCGTGTGGCTAAGAATCAAAGGAACGCCGAAACCGGCGCGGGCAATGCCTACAGCGTCTTGAGTGATTGCAAGGGTTACGTGATTAGATAAGGTCATTCAAGCGATCTCCGGTTTGAGTCTAGCACAGATCGTGCCGAGTTGTAAAAGCGTTGTAAGGGTGTGTAGTTATAGGTCTGAAAGTCTTGGGATGTCGGATTTGCCAACGCCACCGAAGTTGTAGCCGACCGTGTCCGCCCTGATTAGTAGTACCTTTGACACTAGATTGCGTTCTGCCCGTCGTAGCACTTGAGGGATTCGATTAAGCCGTTCAGCGCTGTGTTTGACGTGGCTCCGCTTGCGCCGATGCAAAGCTCAGCCGCGTAAGATGCTCCATCAG